CTGGAGATACAGACCAAGGCATACAACCAACCAACAGAATACTACATCAGAGAATTCACCAAAGACTCAATCAGACTATCTGTGTATCTTCCAGGACACAAGAAAGACAAACTTCAAATGATTGAAGAACAGGCAAATGAACTAGGCAAAATACCTGCTGTGTTTGTGTATGCACAAAGATCACCATCAAAAGGAATTGGCGTTTCAGATGTTGGTGACATCGCAGACACACAGCAGGCCCTTGTTAATATGGCCACAGAGATTGAACAGTTGATAAGACTGCAAAACCATCCTTCTTTGGTAAAAACCAATGACACAGATGCGGCAGCTGGTGCAGGTGCGATAATCACAATGCCAAATGAAATGGATGCTGGATTGAAACCATATCTATTGCAACCATCCGCACAGTCAATTGAAGGCATACTACAATCAATGCAACATCACATACAGGCCATTGACAGAATGGCTCATTTAGGGTCCACCAGGGCAATTGAAACAAGGCAAATGAGCGGCGCAGCTATGTTATCAGAATTTATTTTATTGGATAATAAACTTTCTGAGAAGGCGAAAAATTTAGAGGTGGCTGAAGAACAGATTTGGAGATTATGGGCGGAATGGCAAGGTGAGGCATTTGATGGAGAAATAATATATCCAACAACCTTCCATGTGAGAGACAAATCAATGGATATGGATCTATTGTTGAAAGCATCACAGGCCAACCCAACAGATCCAAAAGTAAGAAGAGCCATTGACAAGAAAATACTTGAGACACTGTTGGATCAGGAAGAGATGCAGGAATTTGATGAGGAAGAGATACTACATCCTGTGACAACACCTCTGACAAGAACACAACATATCCAAGAAATGATCATGCAGGGATACACAGACCAACAGATGTTGGATCTACATCCTGAGATCACACAGGCGGACATTGACACAGCCAAACAACAACTATTGAATTCAAACAATGATGCAGGATAAGAATGGTTTCCATTTTGATTTTGATCCCTACAATTGGTTGATCCAAATTGAAAACAGGCAGATTGAACTAGAAAACAAACACAACATCGCCATCAGGAATCAAAAAGAGATGGCCATCGCCTACAATGATCTTGGCAAGAAGTATGATGCACTCAAGAAAAGATTTCAAGAATTAGAAACAGCGATGTGGCGAACCAAGAACAAGGATGACCTAGTCAAGCAGTTCTATTCATTGTTGGGTAGACCAGAGAGATAATGCCAAAGCCAAATCAACAGATGATAGCCAATGCCAAGCGAGCTCTCAAACTGAGAGATCAAGCACCTAAATCTAAGAAAGGCGGCACTGCTGTTGGTTTAGCCAGAGCCAATCAATTTGCCAAAGGCAAAAATGTATCTATGGACACTGTTAAAAGGACATTTTCTTTTTTAAGCAGAGCAAAAACTTATTATAAACCAGGCACCAATAGCAAAGGCACCCAGGCATTTTTATTATGGGGTGGTAACGCTGGTTTATCCTGGGCAAGAAAACTCCTAAAAAAATAATACCAAAATTTTCCTACCATAACTATTGATATGCGAGGACGCGGAACCATCACAGGCATTGAAATTTTTGACACACCCACGCACCAGGCCCTTGAACAACAACTCAAGGAATACTACAAACACAATGAATGGTGCAAGAAACTAAAATCTAAAAGATCAGCACAGCGAGCTCGCAAGGCACTGATCAAAATCAAGAAATTGGCACATATGCGTGGACTTGAACTGTTGGCACTGTACACAGTTGATCCAAAACGCCAAAAGGCATCAAACCTTGAACCAGGCACTCCATTATATCGCAAATTTATGGAAAACAAAGGCAAGTAAATATTAGTATGACAATGACAACAACCAACAATCCTGCACTACTAACGCCAGGATCAGCGACAAGGAGAAAACCAATGGCAATGAAAAAGAAAAAGAAAAAAGGTGGCAAAAGAGGTGGTAAGAGAAAATAATCCTCTCTGGCAGGACTACTTTGACAGCATCAAATCAGTGTGTCCTTGGAGTGGTCCTGCCTACAAAAAAGGTCTCATTGAAATTGTTGAATGTATGACCTTTGTCTACAAACCATTGGGAGATCTACAGGCCAGGGTTTATCTGTTGCCATATGCTCCCAACAAACTCAAAAGATTATCCAAGAAGATGATGCATGAATATGATGAGGAAGAATGGTTGTGGGGACATCCCCAATACAGGGATCATTCTCCGCCAAGGCCCTGTGTGATACAACAGAATCATCAACATCTTGAATCCATCAGATCAAGCATAAAATCGCCAGTCTAGGTTATTGTATAACAGAATTCTGGTTAAGTAAGAGCTTAAATAACATTATACCAAAGAAAGGTAGGACTCATATGGAAGAGTTAAAAAACCAGCCATCACAAACAGAAGCTATGGAGGCTCCTGCGGAAGATGTAAAACAAGAAAACACTCCAGAGGCTACATCAACTAGTTCTAAAACATATACCGCTGAAGAATTCAACAACGCGATGGCTTCTGTCAGAAAAAAAGCAGAAGAAAAAGTGTTGAAAAAATTTGAAGGCATTGATGTTGAGAAGTATAACCAACTTGTTGACGCTGAACAGGCCAAAGAACTTGAACAGCAGAAGGCAAGAGGCGAGTTTGAGAAAGTGTTGAAAGACACTGTGTCCAAAAAAGATGCAGAGATTGAAAGACTTTCAAAGACGCTACAAACCCAAATGATTGATGGTGCATTGTTGAATGCTTCATCAAAGTACAAGGCAATAAACCCTGAGCAGGTTACCAAGTTGCTGAAAGAGAATGTGCGATTGAATGCACAAGGGGATGTAGAGGTTGTAGGTGCAGAAGGCCATGTTCGCTACACTGAACAGGGCGATGCTTTTACAGTTGATGGTATGGTCAAGGAGTGGCTAGATTCAAATCCACACTTTGTGCAACCAGGACCAAAAGGCGCAGGCACACAATCAAATACTTCTATCACATCTAAAGACCAAGTTGATCCAGCCAAATTAGATCTGAATGATCCTCAACAGCGAGCTCTCTACAAGAAACTACGCAATGAGAGATTAAATCAGTCAAGGAAAATAATATAAGACTAACAATTTGAAAGGAACAAAAATATGTCTTTAAATACAGCAGACACAGCCTTATTGACAAATGTATTGCAAGAGGCTATCTTCACAGCATCAGAGCGTTCAATCGCTGGTGATGTTTTCACAGTGTATGACATGACTGGTACTCCAGGATTGACAGCACAGATTCCTGTATACCCAGAGGTAACAGCATCTGATCTAACAGAAGGTATTAACCTTGATGCGGCCGCAATCGCAACTTCATCTGTTTCAATCACAGCAGCTGAGATTGGTGCGAGAGCAGACTTATCTGATCTTTTAAGAGAAGGTTCAGCAAGAGATGTTGCATCTGACATTGGTATACTATTAGGAAACGCGATTGGTGAAAAGATTGACACAAACGCATTCACATTATTTGATTCAGTGACTAATGTCATTGGAACAGGTGGTGCGGAAGTGACTCCATCAAAAATCTTACAAGCGATTTACACTCTAAGAGGACAAAACGCTCCAACAGATGCAGATGGTGACTACTACTGTGTGATCAATCCAAACCAAGCATACAATGTAGCAAATGTATTACAATCAGCAGGTGTTGGCACATCAGCAAATGACCTATCTATGGTTGGTAATGATATCCTATCAAAATCAGCATTCATGGGTAGATTATACAATGCTAAAGTGTTCATGAGCACAGCGGTTGCAAATGACTCTGCCAATGACGCAGTAGGTTGTGTGTTCTCTCCACAGGCTTTTGGCCATGTGTTAAAGAGACCTTTAACAATCAAGACACAAGATGACATTTCAAACAGAACTGTTGAATTTGTGGCAACTACTGCAAGAGGTAATGCATTATTAAAAGATGCTTACGCAGTTAAATTAAAAGGTGAGAATGTTATTGACTAATAGTCATACATCTTAACTGATTGAGTGGGCGTTTAAACAACGCCCATTCATTGATTAAATACTGAAGTTGAACAGAAGGACTGACAACTGAACATACCTAGGAGGTACCACAAATGGCACAGTATGCCACAGACGCAGATCTACAAGAATATGAGCCAGACATACTAAATCT